GAGGTCCGGGACGCAATCCTCAAGACCTTCCCCCAACTTGAGCCAGACGACGTAAAGTCTACAGCTATGGGCCAGAACGGGGAGGACGTACAGCTTTCCCCTGCCGCCCGTCGTTTGATGCCGGTGTCTATCGAGGTCAAACGTAGGAAGGACTTTGCTGCACTTTACAACTACCAAGACCAAGCCAAGCAGGACGGTTACTACGAGCCTGTGGTTTTCCTCCGGGGGGACCGTAAGCCTTGGCTGGTTATCGTAAACATGGACCATTACTTGGAGCTTACCAAATGTCAGAGTCAGACGAACAGTTCGTAGTCTACGCATGGCTGGAGCATGAGACCTTTGGCGGGTTCCAGCAAGTCTGGGACGGTACTTACGAGGACTGTGTAGACTTTGTGAACTCCCCTCAGTCCCGACTTGATCTAGAAATGGGCTTGTACTCTGAGTTTCAGATACTACCTATCGAGACAGCTTCGGCCCTTCTCATGGCTGTGGGCTTAGACGACAACACCACTATTCACTAGGAGCCCGACATGGCAAAGAAGAAAGAGGACGACATCGTAGTCCGACCGTCCCACTACACCAAGTACGAATTGGAACCTGTAGAATTCATAATGCGCAACCGCCTATCGTTTGAAATTGGGAATATAGTGAAATACGCCTGTAGAGCCGGGGGTAAGCTGTACCCAGACCAAGACGAAATCGAGTCCCGTATCACCGACCTTGAGAAAGTACGTCGATATGCGGAAATGGAAATCAACCGCCTGAAAGGTATGAGTATCCTATGATTATGCAGACTCTGCAAATAGCTGCTTTGGTGGCTCTGGTGTCCCCCCTGATTATCGTCGGGGTGGGCATGATGTTAGGCCTCGTTCTCGCAGTTTCTCAGGTGATGATGGGGGTAGTTGTCGGAATGCTCATGCTGTTCCGTGGCTCCTCCGACCAAGACTGGGGGGATGAAGAATGAGGAGTATCTTTGGTAATATGCCTTACGACGAATCAATGGAGCTAGCAGTAAAAATGGTAGAATACAACCCCAACGGAACTCCCCGTTCAACCTCCGTTCACTACGATGCGGTCAAGGCATTCACACTGGCGATGGGTCAGCCTGTGGGGGTTGATATTAATGACCGTAAAAACAGAGACCTTCTGGAAATGCGCTTGGACCTGATTGACGAAGAAATAGATGAAATGGGCCAAGAAACGCCAGTGGTCTGGTATAGACCCGATGGAAGAACGAACAAACCTGCCTTTACCAAAGAATTGGCGGACCTTCTTTACGTGATCTACGGAATGGCCGTTACGTTCGACCTGCCCATTGATGAGGTGTTCGAGAGGGTCCACCGTTCCAACATGAGCAAACTGGGTGACGACGGTAAGCCCATCTACCGGGACGACGGTAAAGTCCTGAAGGGGCCAAACTACGAACCGCCGAAGCTGGACGACCTGTTCTAATGCTGACGGTCTTGATTGTCGTAGCCCTAGCCCCACTTATAACGGGGGTCCTACTCGGGACCTCCTTTGTAGTCTTTAACCTAGTGACGTGGATTCTATGCGAACTCAATATGCGATAACACTGGCCCTAGTCGTAGGCTGGCTCTGCTTTGTAATGAGTACGGCTGTACTTACTGCCGTCACCGAGGACAATCTAATCAAGGAAGTAATAAGAAATGTCGGATAACTACCTACCAACCCCCTACCAGCAATTCATTGCTAAGTCTCGGTACGCCCGTTGGCTAGAAGACAAGGGACGCCGGGAGACTTGGGCCGAGACTGTGGACCGGTACATGACGGAGGTTGTCGGTGACAAGGTCCCTGCAGACACAGCCGAAGAAATCCGGGAGGCAATCCTGAGCCTCCGGGTGATGCCTTCAATGCGTGCCATGATGACAGCAGGACCAGCACTGCACCGGGACAACACCTCCGGCTACAACTGCAGCTACCTGCCGGTGGATGACCCGAAGTCCTTTGACGAGGCCATGTTCATTCTCCTCTGTGGGACCGGGGTAGGCTTCTCGGTTGAACGTCAGTTTGTGTCGAAGCTCCCAGAAGTTCCTGACGAGCTGTTTATGAGTGAGACTACAGTAGTGGTCAAGGACAGTAAGGAAGGCTGGGCAAAGGCGTTCCGTCAAGTCCTGTCCCTGCTGTGGGCTGGAGAGGTCCCTAAGTGGGACGTGTCGAAAGTCCGTCCAGCTGGTGCCCGACTGAAGACCTTTGGTGGTCGAGCCTCCGGCCCTGCCCCTCTGGTTGACCTGTTCAATTTTGCAGTGGCCACCTTCCACAAGGCCAAGGGTCGAAAGCTCTCCTCTCTGGAGTGCCATGACCTCATGTGTAAAATCGGTCAGGTTGTGGTTGTCGGTGGTGTCCGACGTTCAGCCATGATTAGCTTGTCCAACCTGTCTGATGACCGGATGCGTCATGCCAAGTCCGGTAACTGGTGGGACACCGAGGGCCAACGTGCCTTGGCAAACAACTCCGTTTGCTACACAGAGAAGCCGGATGCAGAGCTGTTCATCAAAGAGTGGGGGGCACTGATTGAGTCGAAGTCTGGTGAACGTGGCATCTTCAACCGGAAGGCTGCTGAAGCTCAGGCTGTGAAGAACGGACGTAGGGCAGGTGGTTTCGAGTGGGGCACGAATCCCTGTTCAGAAATCATCCTCCGACCGTACCAGTTTTGCAATCTGACTGAGGTTGTAGTCCGGTCAACGGATGACGAGGTGAGCCTCCGGGAGAAGGTACGACTTGCAACCATCCTCGGGACCATCCAGTCCAGCTTCACCAAGTTCCCTTACCTTCGGAAGGTGTGGCAGAACAACACCGAGGAAGAACGTCTGTTGGGGGTCTCTCTTACCGGCATCATGGACAACCCACTGATGACCTCGGAGAACCAGCTCTTGGACGGACTTCTGGAGAACCTGAAACGGACTGCTGTGGAGACAAACAAAGAGTGGGCTGCAAAGCTGGGCATTCCTGCCTCTGCTGCAATCACCTGCGTCAAGCCTTCGGGCACTGTCTCTCAGCTGGTGGACTCTGCTTCTGGCATTCACGCCCGACACAGTGAGTTCTACATTCGGACTGTCCGGGGTGACAACAAGGACCCACTGACGGAGTTCCTGATGGACTCCGGTGTCCCCTGCGAGCCAGACGTGATGAACCCGAACTCCACCACTGTCTTCTCCTTTCCGGTGAAGGCTCCGGCTGGATACCACACCGAAGTCCGAGGGGACCAAACAGCAATTGAGCAATTGGAGACGTGGCTCACCTACCAGAGACACTGGTGTGAACACAAGCCTTCCATCACCGTCTCTGTCCGAGACGAGGAATGGATGGACGTGGGGGCCTTTGTCTTCAAGCACTTTGACGAAATGTCCGGTGTCTCGTTCCTGCCTCACTCGGACCACACCTACCAACAAGCTCCGTATCAGGAGTGTACGGAGGCTGAGTACGAGGAGGCACTGTCCAGAATGCCCAAGTCGATTGACTGGGACAAGCTGGCTGAGTACGAGTTGGAGGATAGTACCTCTGGGGCTCAAACCTTGGCTTGCACCGGAGACTCCGGTTGTGAGATTGTAGACATAACTTAGGAGACGACGATGATTCCCTTCCTTCACACCCTCCTCCCAATCGTTGCCGGGGCTTATGCCTCGGTGATGTTCCTCGGTTTTGCCGGGATGCTTCTTTCACCGAAATGGAAAACCCATGTCTGAGATCAAAGCAACCCTTGTCCACTCCTGTGGGGATGACCTGACGACTGTGAATGCGGCACGTGTTTCCTTCGACAAGTCCAGTGAGACCCTGTCCGACCGGGACCGGAAGCTGATTGGCTACTTGGCTGACCACAAACACACCTCACCTTTCGGCCATGCCTTTGCAACCTTCAAGGTGGACGCCCCGGTCTTTGTGGCCAGACAGCTGGTGAAACACAAGTTCCTCCGGATGAACGAGGTCTCTCGTCGGTACGTGGACACACCACCGTCCTTCTACAGTCCTGACTTTTGGCGGGGCAAGTCTCGGGACAAGAAGCAGGGTTCCTCCGGAGTCCTGACTCACCAGAGCTTCCTGAACAGTCAGTACGAGGAAGCCATGTCCAGAATGGAAAAGGTGTACGACTTTCTTTTGTCTCAGGGGGCAGCACCGGAGCAAGCCCGAATGGTTTTGCCTCAATCCATGATGACTAGCTGGTGGTGGAGTGGTAGTCTGGACGCCTTTGCCGATATGTGCAAACTCCGGATGGGCTGCGATGCTCAAGCCGAAACCCGAGAGGTAGCCCTGCAGATTGCGGAGGCTCTTGACGAAATCTACCCGGTCTCTTTCCGGGCACTGTTGAAGGAACCCAAGTGATGCCCTGCACAATTATCAGTCAGCCCAACTGCCCCTCCTGCCAGAAGGCAAAGACTCTCCTCAAGGAACGGGGGCTCACCTTTCAGGAGTACGACCTGTCCGACTACAAAAACAAGTGGCTCATCGGGGTCATGCGGAAGTCCAGCCTGAACACCGTCCCTCAAATCTGGAACCACCAAGGGGAATACATTGGTGGCTTTGAAGCACTGGAGAACAACCTGTGAATAAGCCCTTCGACCCGACCCTTTACAAGACCTACGACAAACCCGGACGGGAGGCTCTGGTCTCCCTTCTCGAACAATGGGGGCACGAAATCCAGAACGTAGAGGAAAACTACAACGCCGATATTACCTCCACCAAGGACGGGGAAGACCACTACTCCGAGGCTGAGATTAAGACAGCTTGGAAAGGGGACTGGCCCGAAAAGTGGGCTGAGGTCCGTATCCCCGGACGGAAGGCACGGCTACTGTCAAAGCATGACGCCGTTACCTTCTACGTGTTCTCCAACGATTGCTCCCGATGCTGGGTGGTGAAGGGGGACCAGCTGGACAGCCGTAGGCTCAAGCCAGCTTATGGACCGGGGATTTACCGGGGAGAGCTTTTCTTCCACGTCCCAGTGAACGAAATTCAGGAGGTCCGTTTTGCGGAAGACAAGTGGGAAACGGTCTAAATTCCTTCGGGAAGGACCACAGCTGGAGGCCAAGACGGAGGCTCAGAAGTTCTACCTGAACTCCCTCAAGACCTCTGACCAGACCATCGTTCTCGGTCCAGCTGGCACCGGGAAGACTTTTGTTGCAGCCTCTTTTGCAGCTCTGGCCTTGCTGGACGGTGAGATTGACAAGGTCGTCATCACCCGGCCACACGTCTCTGTAGGTAAGGACATCGGCCACCTGCCGGGGACCTTGCTGGAGAAGACTGCTCCTTGGGCTCTCCCGACTCTGGACGTTCTGGAGAAGTGGATGGGCAAGGGGGCTGTGGACACCGGACTGAAGAACGGGAAAATTGAGATTGCCCCTCTCGCCTTGATGCGGGGTCGGTCCTTCGAGGACTCGTTCATCATTGTGGACGAGGCCCAGAACATCACCGTTCCAGAGATTAAAATGCTGGTGACTCGGGTGGGCCAAGGTTCAAAGCTGGTCCTGAACGGGGACGTTCAACAGTCGGACCTCCGGTCTGCCAACGGTCTGGCTACACTTATCGAGCTGAGCCGCAAGCATGGCGTCGGGGTTCCGGTGGTTGAGTTCACGGTGGACGACATCGTCCGTTCCGACATCTGCAAGAAGTGGATTGTGGTTTTCATGGAGGAGGGAATTTAATTTCTCTGGGGGCCTTGACTTTCGGGTTGAGGCCCTTTATTTATGAGGGACACAACGAACAGGAGCCACCAATGGCACAGATTTTCTGGATGGTCCTCATCCTCTCTTTCTTCACCATCATTCTGGCTTGTATCTACTCGCCTCTCTTTCTCACCCTCTGAAAAGGACCCGAACAATGAAACACATACTGGCTGGCCTTCTACTGGCCCTCACCCCGGCTGTAGCCGTATCTGAAACCACCGGACAGGAGTTAATCGTCTCCGACCTTCAGGACATAGGCGTCCTCATCATCGGCCACACCTCTGGCTGTGGAGAGGCAGACTACGAGGCCATCGAGTCAAAGGTCTCAGCCCTGTCTGCCGTCTACAAGGCACTGGACGAGGAGGGCCTGTCTAACGAATCCCTGAAGGTCCTCATCAAGTCTGAGCTTGTGCATGGGGCAAACGTCGGAGAGAGGGTCATCCGAGAGAAGGGCTGCTTCACCTTCAACAGCTACATCATTGACCACCGTTTCGACATGAACACTGTGGAAGACGTTTTCTCTCTCTACATCCCAACCTCTGGAGTCTGACCAATGCTAAACTTAGTTATTGCTGCAGTCCTCTCCCAGTCACCAGTAGCAGGTGACGTGTACGAGGCATTCCGTAACCCGAACCTCGGCAAGATGCTCTGTGCAGACCAAGGGCCCAACGGCTGGAAGCTGTCCGGTGACTTTAACTCCAACTACACAGACTGGGAAGCAAACCGGGAAATCGGGGAGCTGATCGGGGGCGGTAACTGCCAGAACCAGAAAAGCTGGATAAGCCTTTGACCAGCAAGGGAAAAAACGGAGGCTCTACCAGTGAACCAGAAGACGAAGGAACAGACGATGACGACAGCACCGATGGAGACGACAACGGGAACAACGGGAACGGAGGGAACGGTGGTTCCTGCAACAACGGCATCGGCAACGGTGGTGACGGTTGCTAACCCGGTAACTCCGGCAACGGGGCCAACGGAGGCCAAGACGGTTGACCTAGAGGATGACGGTTTTGTGACCGTCTGGCCCAAGGTCTAGAAACGAGGGATGCAGGGGTTTTGACTCTTGTGTCCCTTTTTTCGTTTCAGGGGTTGACTTCCCCAGAGGAGGGTTTAAATTGGGGGTATCACAGAAACAGGAGTTACCGATGCAAACCCGGACTATCGAAGCTGCAGTGAACAGTAAACTACCCAACCCGTACGTTAGCCTCTACAAAGGCGAGGGTTACTGGTACTTTGTCTATGACGACCCAAACTCCGGAATCTACCGTACACGGTCTGTCTACGTTTACCGTCTGAATGAGCTGACCCTTGAGCAATGGCTAGACGAGGCCGCAGAGCTTACCCTTGAAGTGGAGAACACTTACTATGCCTAACCAGAGTACAGAACCAAAGTACGACCCAGACACCCCATGGGGATGGGCCCACAAAGCCGGGGAAATGGACAGTTATTACGGTCGTCCACCCAAGCCCCACTACCACGGCCTCGGGAGCAAGCTCTGGGGAGTCCTCGTTGACAACCCTTGTGAGACCACAAAACAGGCTTACCTTGAGGGCTACTTCGACAACACCGAACGGAAGGATTGGGGCCTTGATTGACGTGTGGGACCAGTCCACTTGGAAGGACCTCCGGGTCCTCCGTACCGAGCTTCGAGAGGCACTGTTTGACTGCACAGACCCGAAGACGGAAGCCAGCCTTCAGGCACAGCTGAACTCGGTACAGGACGACATCGAACAAGGGCTCACCGTACAGGTGCCCTTCTGACAGAATCCGGATTGCCCAGTCTCCGTGCCTTTGGCTAAACGATGGGCTTCTCTCCTCCTAGCTGGAGCTAGTCTCTAGTACCCTCCCAACTCAGGTCTCACTGGTTCATCCGGTGGGCCTTCTTTTTTGTTCAGTCTCTGGTCGTCTCCACAAGGCCCGTAGACAGGCTCTAGCTGTAGTCTGGCACTGGCACACTCTGGAACAGCCAAAGCCTGTCAGTGGGCTTCACAGGGGCTTCACAGGGGAACCCTTTCCAAAGAGGGACGGAGTCCAAACTGGGAAGGGGATGTAAACGGGTGTTTACTTTTGAGGACAGGGGTTTGGCTCTGGTGTCGGTACGTTTGTACCGGGGAGAAACTGAAGTGGGACGTTTGTTTGGACTCTGGTATTTGGGGCAATTTTGGGTTGATAGATCAAATTTTATTTATCGTTTTTGGATACCTCATCGACACCGGGGGTCTCTAACTTTAAGTTGAAGGACTCACTGTCGTCTCTCCTTTTGGGACACCTCACCTCCGGTTGTGACTGGGGCAATTGCTAAAATTTGAGCTAAAGTTTGTCTCTCGTAAAACGGGAGTCTACCTCTGGTTGCAACGGGGGGGCAATTGCTAAAATTTGAGATAAAGTTTGTCTATCGTAAAACGGGAGTCAACCAGAGGTTGCACTGGGGGTCTCTAACCTTAAGTTGATGAATCAAAGTTAGGCCATCGTAAAACGAGAGGGCGGGGGTCAGCTGATGCAGTATCTAAAATTTGATTTAAGTTTTATTACTACGACAACGTGTGTCCAGTCCCTCCGTAACCTTAAGTAGTAGGACTCAATTCTCACTATCGTCACACGGGAGTCCACCTCTAGTTGTACGACCCTCCAAATACTGGAGTTAAACTTAAGTTGAAGGACTCAGTTTGACTACACCTATCAAGAACCATACCGTACTGTTTATCTTAAAGTTTACACGAAAGCCCTTGACTGTGACACCGGAGCCACACCCTCGTCTCTCCTCTAGCATAAGTTGTGCAACGTGTACGGGAGTGGGTCCCTTGGTGTTTCTAGGAGGGGTTTTAGGGGCTCTGGCAGTGGGTTATATTTCCAAAATAAGAAAATTAGTTATGACTACGCAAAAAAGGGATAGCTGACAGGCACAGTGCAAATGGCTTACCAGAGCCACACTGGAGTCATACCAAGGAACCCAGAGCCACACTGGAGTCATACGGGAGTCATACGGGAGGACCCACACTCGTAAACCCTTGATAACAAGCCCTTTTTAGGTAGTGAACCAAATCTGTGAGAGAGAGGTATGTATTACTATAGTAAGACGATAGTTTCCCATAAGTCACAAGGACACTTAGGGACTCAAGGAGAAACCAGTAAAGTTTAATATTATTAATTAACTACCTTAAGCTAGACTAAAGTTAGACTCTAGTAAGAGGAGCTTAATGGTTTTTAATACCACTTTGTAGTGCACCTTAAGTAAGACTTTAGTATGCGACTTCGACAGTACCTAAAGTGTTTTGTAGCAGGGCTTTTAAGCCTTCTCCCCTTTGGGGCTGTAGCTGACACTACGACTTACACCGTACAGGTTGACCCTTACGTGGTTGTAGTCGAAAATGAATTAAAAGACGTAAGCCGAACAATCGGGATTGATAAGGACCGTACCCAAAGGACCGTTGTAGTCCATAGCCAAGGGTTCAAGGTTAAATCCAATTCTGGTTTTGTAGTCCAATTAAGAATGCCGATGGAGAATGTAAGAGGATCGTGTATCCCAGTCTTTCGGCATGAGGATGGGTCTTACGTCAAAGCAGAATTTAAGGTGAGTGCGGACGAGGAATATTACTCCTCAATTAGTCCGACTCTCTCCTACCAGACAAGGGGCAAGGTGGGAGTCACCTGCCTCTCAGGGTTCGGGGAGGTCTTTATCACTAGACCTGAAGCAACCTCCTCACCCACCCAATTTAGTATCTGGCTTGCCTTCCCTGCGGGGGACCACAAAGCCGGAGAGTACGTTTTTCAGATTGACCTATTTCCGAGAACACTTGATTAGGACTTATACAGCTCCCATATCCATACCAGAAAGGAGCTTACAATGAAACCCAAACTTATTCCTGCCGTAGCAGCTGAGAGACTTGTCACCGGAGGCCCTACCGGACTCATCTGGGAGAACCCTGTAGCCCCCCGGTTGAAGGCCGGGCAGAGTGCAGGATGCCTAAAAGACCCCGGCTACTTCCGTACCGCACTTGGTGGGAGTTTATACCTGAACCATCGAATAGTCTGGTTCCTAGAGACCGGAGAACAACCTCCCCAGTTCCTAGACCATATCAACGGCGATAAGCAGGACAACCGTATAGAGAACCTGAGACCGGCTACCCGTAGCCAGAACATGCAAAATAAGGGAATGTACCGGAACAACACCTCCGGTTTCAAAGGAGTGAGTTGGGACCGTACCGCAGGAAAGTGGCGAGCCCGGTGCAAGGTCAACGGCAACCTCCACTACCTCGGCTACTACACCACCCCAGAGGAAGCAGCCGAAGCTGTAGCTGGGTTCAGAGAACAACACCATGGCGACTTCGCCAATCATGGATGAAAGACATGCCAGAGAAACTTCCATATAAGAAGCCGATTGCCAACAAGATCAAACGGCTTATCAAAGCCGGTGTCTCGATGAGAGACATCTTTGCTGATATTCAACACCTCAAGGGAGCCCCAAGCTCCCCTACCTCAGTTTACAAAATCTACGGGGCAGACATCGCCGAAGCCCGAGCTGAGATTTACGAGGCTGTGGGGAACAGGGTCCTAGACCAAGCTCTACATGGTGACAGCAAGGATGCAGCCACCTTTAAGAGCCAAGAGCTGTTCCTCCGGTCACGAGCCGGTTGGAGCCCCACCAGCACCGTACAGGAACAAGAGCTGGAGAAAGACCCCGAGACCGACGTTTCAGCTATTGACGAACTAATGACCCTTCTGGGCAAGTCTTCCACGGGGTCAGAACCCGAGGAATAAGACATGGGCTACAAAGTCCCACCCATCACAGCACAGACCCTCAGAGAGCTACCTGACGAGCAAGTCCAAGCAGCTCTTACAGCATTGGGTCCTGAGAAGGTAGCAGAGCTTCAGCACAGTTGGGAGTTCTGGGCACGTCCGGACCAACTAGAGCCCAAGGGCAAGGACTGGAACATCTGGCTAGCACTAGCTGGCCGTGGCTGGGGGAAGACAAGAGCCGGAGCTGAGTGGGTCCGACACCGGGTCAAATCCGGTGATAAAATCATTCATTGTGTAGCCCCAACAAAAGGGGACGTTCGGAAGGTAATGGTTGAAGGTGACTCCGGTCTCCTGAACGTATGCTGGCCCGGAGACAAGACATATAAGGGTGTCCCAATGGGAGCCCCGGAGTGGTCTCCAACGAACAACACCATCACTTGGGCCAACGGTGCCAAGGCAGTGTTCTTCTCGGCAGAGGACCCGGAACGTCTCAGGGGTCCACAGTGTCATGCAGCTTGGACTGACGAGCTTTGTGCATGGCGTAATGCCCAGATGACTTGGGACATGATGATGTTCGGACTTCGACTGGGCAAACACCCTCAAGTCTTCATCACCACCACCCCGAAGACCACCAAGCTAATCCGGAACATCATTGCTGACGAAAAGACCATCGTCACAACCGGTAGCACTTTCGACAATGCTGCAAACCTTGCAGACACGTTCCTAGACGCAGTCAAGGCCACCTACGAGGGAACCCGACTGGGTAGGCAGGAACTCTACGCAGAAATCCTAGACGAGGCTTCTGGAGCCTTGTGGAACCGTACCCTTCTGGCCTCCTGTGAGATTGAGCCAGAGGACGTTCCCGACCTTCAGAGAGTTATCGTATCTATTGACCCTGCAGTCTCAGCCAATGCTGAGTCCGACATGACCGGTATTGTGGTTGCAGGTGTGGACATCAACGGCAAGGCTTATGTCCTTGCAGACCACACTGAGAGATACAGTCCCCAAGAGTGGGCCTCAAAAGCTATCGAGCTGTACCATGAGTACGAGGCAGACCGGATTGTAGCAGAGAAGAATCAGGGTGGGGACATGGTGAGGCATACTCTGCACACCGAGGACCCAACCGTCCCCATTAAGCTGGTACATGCATCCAGAGGCAAAATGGCCCGTGCCGAACCAGTTAGTGCTCTATACGAGCAGGGGAAGGTTTTTCATGTCAGAGGACTAAACGACCTAGAGGACCAGATGGTCCAGTGGGAGCCACTTGGTTCCACGGGTTCCCCTGACCGATTAGACGCAATGGTGTGGGCAATCACTGACTTGGCCTTGAACGGCTATGCTAAACCGCAGCTGAGGCTGGCTTATTCGTCTGCACAGGGGCTCCGATAGTTTCCCCGGTGTCAGTACCCCAGAAACTACCCAAAGCCTCTCAGTGGGCTTTACAGGGCCGTATGAGGGGTCCCTAAGAACACGAGGACCCTCAAAAGGGGAGTGAAAATGGCTAAAAAGATACTTTCCCCGACAAAAGCAGTAAAAGAACTCGGTATTTCGGGAAATAACGTCCATAATGGCGGAATCCGGGCCGATGAGTTCCTTCCGGAGCTGAAAGGCCGCAAGGCCATTAAGAAGTTCCGGGAAATGCGAGAGAACGATAGCACCATTGGAGCTGTCCTCTACTCAGCAGAACAAATCCTCCGGGACGTTGACCTCCGGGTAAAACCAGCTGATGACAGCCCTGAAGCACAGGCTGCAGCAGGGTTCCTAGAGTCCATCCTTGAGGATATGGACCATTCTCTGGATGACCATATCTCTGAGAGCCTCTCGTTCCTGTCTTACGGGTTCATGTGGTTTGAGCTGGTCTACAAACGTCGTAAAGATGGCAAGCTAGGCATCAAGAAAATTGCTGCAAGGGCACCTTGGACCATTGACCGGTTTGATGTAGAGCTGAAGTCCGGTGACGTACTGGGGGTTTACCAGTCGTCTTCTCGTCCGGGTTCAATCTCCAACTACATCCCCAAGTCCAAGTCCATCCACTACAAGACGCATACGATCAACGGAGACCCTTCTGGTCGTAGTATCCTCCGGAACGCCTACACCTCTTATGAGTACCTGAACAACCTTCAGGCGATTGAGGCGATTGCTGTAGAACGAGAGCTTGCCGGTATTCCGGTTGGTCGTCTCCCTTCGGAGTACCTGTCAGCTGATGCAACCGATACACAGGCTGCAATCAAGGCAGAGTTCGAGACCATCCTCCGGGACGTTAAGTTCAACGAACAGGGTTACCTAATCCTGCCCTCCGACATGTACCCGGACAAGGACGGTTCCCCGACCAGTAACCCTCTGGTCAATATCGAGCTGATGAGTTCGTCTGGTACTCGGAACATTGAGATTGACCCGATTGTCAGCCGTTACCAGCATGACATTGCACGGTCTGTCCTCTCTGAGTTCCTGTTGTTGGGCTCTCAGCAGTCAGGCGGCTCTTACGCCTTGTCTAAGTCTAAGACAGACATTTACCTCCGGGCCTTGGAGAGCTACATCACCACTATCACCGATGTTCTCAACAAGCAGCTTGTGAAGCCCCTCTGGGAGCTGAACGGTTTGTCTCCTGAGACCATGCCGAAGATTAAGGCATCTGACGTTGCACCGCATGACCTGCAGCAAATCTCTGGCTTCCTCCGGAACCTGAACCAAGCAAACATCACCGTACACGATCACCCAGAGGTTATCCAAGACCTCATGGATATTGCAGAGCTGAGCTATGAACCTAAAGACACGATTTCAGAACCTAATTCAGTCGATGGAACGCCGGAACCGTCTGGCCAAAGATCGTTCGAGTTTGATGAATATGACGGACAGGGAACTGAGTGATATTGGTATCTCCCGGCTCCAGATTGATGAAGCACTGAGGGACGGCAAGAAATGAGCCAGTACGCAAGAGAGCTATTCAAGGACAGCCTACTCTCCATTTCACAGGGGCAGGTAGCTGGTCATTCCGTAGTCTCCAAGTTCGGCTACAACCCGGACGTTGGGGGAACTAAGGAGACCGTCTGGTCTGCCGGTGGTCTTTACCCTTGGTCAGCTCTTGCAACGGCTCAGACCCTCTACCTTATCTCCACAGATGCCGGGGACACCGGAGTCGTACAGGTTCAGGGGCTAGACGAGAACTACGCCCTGCAGACCGAGGAAGTGACCATGACGGGGCTCACAGCAGCCTCCACCACAAACACCTTCCTCCGGGTCTTCCGGATGATATACCTCGGCTCTACGGACAACGTCGGGACCATCACTGCAAGGGTGACTTCCGGGGTGGGTACAGTGGTTGCACAGATTGACGCAGCTTACAACCAGACCCTCATGGGGGTTTACACGGTTCCTGCAGGACATTGGGCCTACATTACCTCCGTATCTGTCTCGGGGACCAAGGACCAAGCTATCGAGTTTGAGGGGTGGCATAGGCCAGTGGGCCAGAACTTCCGGATTGCTCACAAGGCAGAGGCTTCCGTCTCGTACCGTTACGACTTCACACTGCCTTTGAGGTTTCCGGAGAAGACTGACTTTGACACCAGAGTCATTGCCGGTGCATCCAACACAAAGATTAGTGTAAACTTTGACATGGTTCTAGTTGAGGACTACGCAGATAACCCATAGGGGGCCAGATGAAATATTACGATTGCCCCGACTGTGGCAGGGAGAACCTGAACAGTGGCAACTTCAAACGACACTTGACCATCAAGCATGGTTACACAGAGAAGCAGTGGGAGGCAGCTAAAAGCAGCCCACAACCAAAGACGGAGGCTCCCTTGAACAAAGCCAAGTTTGACCGAGTATTTAAGTCGGTCCTAGAACGGACGGGTTCAGCAGAACGAGCAAAGAACGCAGCAGAGTTTGCAGTCTATGGCAAGGTGTTTGAGAAGGCAGAGTACCGGGGAGAAAAGGTACGGCTAGACAAGCCTTTCCGACTTCCCAAAGGTTCTGCTAAGAAATTCGGTGTTTACGTCAAGGATGGGGAGAAAGTTAAGAGGGTTACTTTCGGCTCCCCGTCTATGGAGATTCGCCGGGACGACCCAAAGGCCAGAGCTTCCTTCCGGGCACGCCACAAGTGCGACGCCAAAAAGGACAAGACTACTCCGGGGTACTGGTCTTGCCGTATGTGGGAATCTGACTTTTCCGTTTCGGACATGCTGTCTAAGTCTGACGTAGAGGGAACCATCCTGAAGACTGACGAGGAACAACGTCTCGTTTGGGGCTGGGCTTCTGTAGTCTCCTCCGGAGGCATCCCACTGATTGACCGACAGGGTGACGTTATTGAAGCTGACACCATGGTCAAAGCAGCAAACAAATTTATGGAGGATGTACGAGTAGGCAAGCTCATGCATGCCGGAGACCAGATCGGTCTGGTAGTACACAGCCTCCCACTGACTAAAGAGATTGGGGACTCCCTTGGGGTTCACAGTGACCGAGAGGGCTGGATTGTCGCATTTAAAGTGCAGGATGACGAGGTCTGGGAATCGGTTAAGTCTGGCCAGCTAAAGGCCTTTTCTATCGGCGGTAAAGCCAAACGGGAGACCATCTAATGACTACCCTACTGATGGACTTGGAACTGGACGAGCTGTCTCTGGTAGACCGGCCAGCTAACCAAGCCGCCACAATTTGCCTTGTAAAAAGGGATTCACCAATGCAAGAAGAATACTTGAAGGAACGCCAAGCCTTCCACATGGAAGCAGGTGCCTCCGAGGACGAGGCCATGAAAATGGCTGAGGAAGAACTGTCTAAGATGCCTGAAGCAGAACGTAATGAAATGTTCGGCAAGGCTGAGGACGATGCAGACAAGGAAGACGATGCAGACAAGGAAGACGATGCTGAGAAGGCAGAGGACACCGAAGCTGACAAAGAAGACGACGCCGAGAAGGAAGACGAGGAAGCTGACAAGGAATACGAGGACACTGCAAAGTCCGACGAACTCCTTGCTGAAGTTGACGCCCTGAAAGCTGAGAACGACCGTCTCTCCAAGGCTCTGGAAGACAACGGTTTCACCGTAACCGATGAAGCCATTACTAAGGCGGCTCCGGCCCCTGAGTTTATCGAATTGGACGGGGAACAGATTGCCAAGTCTGACATTCCTGCACCTGTCCTGAAAGCACTCGAAGCAGTGGAGATTGAGAAGCAGTTTATTGAGCTGAAGAAGCAAGCTACTGAAATACTCCCTAACTTCGACAATGACGTTGCGGCCAACATCCTCAAGGCAGTGTCCAAGGATGACGCAATTGTAGAAGCTCTCAAGGCGGCTGATGCTGCTATTGGTGCTTCAATGTCCGAGGTAGGCGAAGCCTCTGTGGAAGCTGACATGGCTTCTCCAAAGGATAAGCTGGACTCTTTGGTAAAGAGCCACATGGACGAAAACGCAATGCCAAAGTCTGCTTTTGCTAAAGCATATGCTGCTGTAGCTAAGACCGATGAAGGCAAGGCACTCATTAAAGAACTCTACAAAGGAGAGTAAAAATGGCTACTATGCATGGCCGTGATAATCGTACCTATGAAGCTGGTTCTGCAGTTTCTCAATACCGTTTTGTGGACTTGGCCTCTGACGGTCAAGTAGACCACTCAGCCGATGGTGCAAAAGCCGTTGGCGTTTCCCTCAACTCTGCCTCTGCAGCTGGTGATGCTCTCACCGTTGCCCGTTCTGGTCAGGTTCTCGTCTACGTAGGCGAAGCACTGACTGCAGGTGATGCAGTAGCAGCTACCACCGATGGTAAAGCAGCAACGGCTACGACCGGCGAAATCATTGTTGGTTACGCAGTAGAAGACGCAGCAGTAGACACTTTGGGCTCTGTTGAAATCTTCCTCGGCGGCAACGCAGCAGCATAATTAGGAGAACTGAATAATGCCTTTGCTGACCCCATCTAGTGTGCATATTGATGCACCATTGTCCAACCTTACGCTGGCTTATGTCCAGTCTCAGGACAACTTCATCGCCGATAAGGTATTCCCTACCGTTGGTGTAGACAAGCAGTCTGACTACTACTACACCTATGACCGTGACAACATGAACCGTTCCGGTGACGTTAAGAAGCTGGCACCTCGTACCGAAGTAGAACGCATCGGTATGGCTATCAGCAACACCACCTTCACGGCTGACGTTTACGGCCTCGGCATGGACTTCGATGAGCAGACCCTTGCTAACGAAGACGCAGCTTTGGACATTCGTTCTGCTGGTGCCCAGACCCTCGTAAACCGTCTCCTCATTCACCGTGAGAAGCAGTTTGCAAGCAACTTCTTTGCTGACGTTTGGACCTCCAAGCTGACCGGTGTTTCTGCTACGCCTTCCACCAACGAAGTTCTGCAGTGGAACGATGCATCCTCTACTCCTATTCAGGACGTGACGACTGCCTCTCGTACCATTCAGCTGGCTTCTGGTGGCTTCCGTCCTAACACTATGGTTGTAGGCCGTGAAGTTTATGACGAGCTGGTAAACAACCCTGCTATTCTCGCACGTTTGAATGGTGGTGCTACCGTTACCAACACGGCTCTCGTAACGAAAGCTAAACTGGCAGAAATCTTTGAGGTAGAGAATTTCTACGTCATGGAAGCTGTAGAAAACACTGCTGCTGACGGTGCTACCGAGTCTAACTCGTTCATCGGCGGTAAGGCTGCACTGCTTTGCTACACGCCTTCCTCTGCCGGTCTGATGACCCCTGCAGCTGGTCTGACCTTTGCTTGGAACAACATGCCGGGTGTAAACAACCTCGGTATCACGGTTGAGTCCTTCTCTGATGAAGCTCTCCGCCGTCAGCAGATTGCTGAGATGATTCAGGTTAAGATGGCTTACGACATGAAAGTCGTAGGTGCAGACCTCGGCCTGTACTTCGCAAGCATCGTAGCATAAGGCTTTTGCCATGTCACCCGACTACGCAAATGCTCCTTTTCAGATTGATTGGGACCACTTCGTTGTGGTTCCTTTCACTGCCTCTGGGAAACGGTGGGAACGAGGGGACCACTTCGACTGGAAACGTCGGAGCATCCCTTGGAACATCGTAGCCCAGAAGCATGCTAGGGGAGAACTGACCCAAAGGCCCCCGGAAGAAGGGGCCATTAAAACAACCGTTGGAGACGGGCTTGATGAGCTTACGGTGGATGAACTCCACGTTATCGTAAACACGATCAATGCCAAGGTTAAGCTCCACACCAAGACTGCCAAGGAATACGGCATTAAAAAGTGTAAGTCCTCCACTATTCTAGAGAAGCAAAGAGGGCACATTAGACGATGGAGAAACAGCCCTTGGGCTGATATGGAGCTTAGATAGTGTCAGACTTTACCTACGACATTGACGACCTCGGGATAGCTACCGCAACCGGCAGGAAGAACGCCGTTCGTTTTCTCGTAGGCGACACCGACTCTACGGACGTTCAAGTCTACGACGATGAGATTGTTTTTGCACTCTCCCAGAACTCGGACAACATCCATTACACCTCAGCCTACATTTGTCGGGCCATTGCCAGCAAGTACAGCCGTAAGATTGACGTAAATATCTCGGGTGCCTTGGATGCCAAATATTCCATGCTTCAGTCTCATTACCTGTCTCTTGCAGACACACTAGAGTCCGAAGCAAAGAAGCAGTCCGGACTTGGGTTCTCAGCAGGTGGAATTAGTCAGTCTTCGATCACTACAGCCAGACAGCTGACAGACCGGGTTGACCCTGCATTTAAGAGGGACCGTTTCTGGAACCCTCCGGGTTACGATAACTCAGCAGACTACGAGTAGGGTAAGCTATGATAAACCCCTCTGACTTTGACAGGCTTATCTCAGACTTCGGACAGCAGCTAACGGTTACAAAGGTGACTACAGATGGCTCCTACGACCCTTCTACAGGGACCGTCACCGGGTCTTCTACTAGAAATTACACGTTTACCGGTTACTTTTACTCGGACACCGAGGGACCTACCAGTGCCTCCAAGACCACAAAGACGGTAAGAAACTTGGCCGTTTCGTCTGTGGGTCTACAGTTTGTCCCGGAGGACGGTGACAGCATTTCCGGCTACGGGGAGATAAGCTCCGTCCGGACGATTGATAGCCGGGGGAACCCGGTGGTTTATCTCTGCGAGGTACACATTTAATGGCCGGAAGCATTGAAATATCCCGTAGCCTTCAGGAAAAAATAGACAGTATCTCTGACATTGCAGAGAACCAAGTAGCAGAGAAGCTGGTAGAGGTCGCAGAGACACTGATTAAGTACAGCCCTGTAGACACCGGGGCTTTTGTTACGTCTTGGTCCGTCAGCAACAGCCCTTCAGCTTTGAGGTACGAGTCCTCTAAAGGTAGGACTTCCTCACCTTGGCCAGCAAAGACCAGAGGGGATGCCTTGGGAAACGTGGTCTACGACATCGGAAGGTTAAAGAAAAGGTTCTCCTTTCGGAGGCAACTGGGGACATCGGCAGGTACTTTCTACTTTGTGAATGGTTCCCCTCATGCCGTGCCTGTAGACAAGAACCATGCAGTAATTGCACGGGCTAGGAGGATTCATGGCTAATGTTTTTAGAGACATACGGGCTGCATTCGAGACACAACTTGCAGGGCTTACGGGTATTCCGGACATTTCCTACGAAAACCTGAAGTATAACCCTTCGGCACAATCGGCATATGTAGAGGCTATTCTACTCCCCACCGAGAAGAAACCTGCAGTCCGGGGGTTAAACCCTCAAGAACGATACGAGGGCATCTTTCGGGTCATCTGCTACTCTCCGGAGGGTTCTGGACCCGGTGCCTGTGACGAATTGGCAGAGTTAATCCTTGACGGGTTTCCCGCCACTTCCAGCATATCCTACACCAATTCCGACACAGTGACTACCAACGTCTCTGTTGACTACGCCGAAAGAGAGGCGGGGTTCCTTGAGGGGGCCTTTTACTATATCCCGGTGAATATCGGGTTTTACGTTTACAAATAAGGAAAATCCAAAATGGCTTTTGCACAGGGTTCCCGTTCCGGTCTCTCTTACATTGCAGAGAGTACCTTTGGGACTACGCCGGTAGGAAACTTTACCAGCCTCCCCTACAACTCCCACAGCCTGAACCTGTCAAAGCAACGGGTACAGGGTAACGAAATCCAACCAGATCGCATGGCCCGTGTTGACCGTCACGGCAACCGTTCTGCAGCTGGCTCTATCTCCGTAGACCTCCGGGACCAAGCTTTTGACCCGTTCATCGAATCGGCCCTTTGTTCCTCGTTCATTGTCGGTGTAGCCAAGGTCGGTACTACTCCTAAGTATTTCTCTATCGAGGACTACGCAGCAGACATTGACCAGTCCCGTGTATTTACCGGCATGACGGTCTCCACCATGTCCGTTTCTATCTCCCCTAACCAAATGGTTACTGCAAACTTTGACATGGTAGGGAAGGACATGACCATCTCTACCACCGAAAAGACTGTAGATTCTGCAACGATTGCAGAGCCGTTTGACTCTTACTCTGGTGACATCAAGGTAGCTGACGACGGTGTGACTGCAATTAATGCATCCTCTGCCCTGTCCATTGTGACTGGTATGAACTTCTCCGTAAGCAATTCCTTCAGCCCTACGTTTGTCGTAGGAGACGACGCAGCTCCATCCTTGCAGTTTGGACGAGCCGTAGTTGAAGGGACCATCACGGCCTACTTTGAGGATGACACCTTGATCAATCGTTTCATCAACGAAGTGGAAAGTGGTATCGAAGTATCAGTAGCAGACCCAACCGGGAACTCTATGACGTTCCTTTTCCCACGGGTAAAGATTAACGGTGCTAACGTACCGGTGTCCTCTGCCACTTCTCGGGTTATCTCCCTTCCGTTTGTGTCCCTGTACGACACCACCGAAGCCACTAACCTGACCATTACCACAGCATAGAATCCGGCCTAGCCGGTAGGGAGGGAGAGCTTGTCGGGTGGCTCCCCTCTCTTTCAACCTGACCCGAACTAAGGACCCGACAGATGGATTTAAAAGACCTGACACCTAAGTCAGACGAAATTGAGGTTGTTCTTGTTCACCCCAACACAGGGGAAACCTTGATGAACGGGGACAGTGACGAGGAAATGACAATCACCGTACATGCTCCTCACACCAAAGAATACCGGGCTGCACTCTTTGAGCAAGCAGAGCTACAGATTGCCAGAAACCAGAAGGGTGGAAAGAAAAGCCAGCAATTCCTAGAACAGCAAGACTCTGGTATCGAGCTAATGGCCCGTATCACTAAGAAGTGGGACATTACCTACGACGGAGTTAAACCACGACTTACTTTTGAGAGAGCCTTGGGGGTTTACAAGGACTGTTTCTGGATGAAAAAGCAAATTGAGTCAGCCATTGACGACAGCCTAAATTTTATGAAGGGCTGACCAAGGAACTCGAAGCTTATGCCTCTTGGCACTTCGAATTAAACTCGGACGTTGGTGGAACTACAAAAAAGAGCCACCTCATGCAAGTAGAAAGGCAGACAGGAGTAAAGCCGAAAGAATTAGTGGGACCACCTTTTCCGCAACTTTTGGCCCACCTCTGGTCTGCCTTTTCTTCTTTGAACGCCGGTAGGACCTTGGGGAGAAATGGCCCCGAACCCCTCACTTACAACACCATACACAGCTGGGTTTCCCTCATGGGAGTTCCCCTGTCTCCCAGAGACGTAGAGGTCCTGCAAAGACTGGACCGAATTTACTTGAGGACTTAGCCGAATGGCAGACATTAAGCTCATAATCGACGTAGACGACGACGGTAAAATCCAGAAGGCCACAGACAGCTTAGAGAAGCTGGAGGTAGCTGCTAAAAAGACAGGTTCCAATGCCTCAGACATGGCTACTGCCTTTTCTCCGTCCGGGAACCTGCAAAGAAACACGTTCTCTTTTAAGGACACCGTAGACGATACGACCGGCTCCCTCGGAATGATGTTTGAGCAAATGGCAGGTGGTGCTGCCCCACAGGACGCCTTTATTGACTTTGTGGCCGGGCTGGGTGGAAGTTTGGGCCCCATTGGGGCTATAATGATTCCGGCGGTAACTGCGGGTTTGGTTGCCCTTGGTCCTAAAATAATTGAACACACCGGGTTGTTTAAAGACTTTGGTTCCTCTGTGGAAAAGGCTGCAGCTGGCATTGACTCCGTAATTAGCTCCTTTGAGAACTACCAGAGCCTCACCGGTGGGGACGTAGACTTGGGTAGGGAGGTTTCTGCCTTTGCTCAACGGTCTTTGCAGTATGATGTTTCCGTTGCCTCCAAAGACGCCACAAAGGTTATGTCGGGTCTTTTCGGGCATATGGAGACTTTGGTGAAACGGTACGAGTTTGCCGGTTCCCGTGGCCCAGAGGAGGCGGCTAGGCTTGAGTCTATGAAGGTGGCTCTGAAGTACCTTTCCGAAGTTGACGAGGTAGATACTTCCAGTGTCAAGGACATGGTTGACACCTTGAAAACGGTCAACGTCGTTCTGGAGCAACAGTTGGAAGGTAGCCTGAACCTAGACAAAAAGAAGATCGAAAAGCTACGGGAGTTCGGTGATTCCATTACCGAATTTCTTGCATCGGTAGAAATGAATCAGGCAAAGCTGGATGCAGCCTTGGGCTACGGTGTAGACGAGTCTGCCACTGTTGCCCGTGACCGTTCCGGTTTGGTACGTCGTAGGGACGGTAAAACAGCAAAGGACCCGTTGAAGGCTTACTTTGAATCCCATGGCATCCGTTCAGCTCCCTTCATTTCGGCTCCTCGTTATGGTGGAGACTTTGCAGCTAATGAATTTTGGGCAAGCCATGATGCCTCCTCGGATGACTATGTAACCAAAGGCTATGCCGCAAATGACGTAAAGATGGGTGTAGAGGATGGCCTGAAGGCTTACTTTGAATCCCATGGCATCCGTTCAGCTCCCTTCATTTCGGCTCCTCGTTATGGTGGAGACTTTGCAGCTAATGAATTTTGGGCAAGCCATGGCGCAAGGTCCGACGACCATGTAGCCAAGGGTTATGAGCAAGCCGATAAATTAGCAGAGGCAATAACAGACCTTACGGATGAGGTCGTAGCCAGCTCTGAGACTCAGTTTGAACTGGGTGAAATGTTCTCTGACTTCAAGGACCGTTTCTACGACGGGCTTTCTGTTGACGTGGAAGCAGCTATGGCTAGGGCCACAGAGCAAGAGTCGGTTTGGATTCAGGGGCTTATTCAAGAGCAAACCGAAGCCGTAGAGACAGCTATCCAAGAGGGGACTGTAGATATTGACGAACTGTATTCCATTTTCGAGGAATATCAGCACGTCATTACGGAAACCAACACCGCCCTTCAAGAGGAGATAATGAAAGACATTATCGCCCAACAAGAGGCTAGAGAAGCTGCAAAGAGAGCTAGAGAGGCACAAGAGGCCAACACCGAAGCCCTGAATGCAAATGCAGAACTTTTACGGGACTTCTTTAAGTCCCAAGGTGTAGACATACGGCCATTCTCCACAGCTCCCCGTTACGGTGGGGACTTTGCAGCCAATGAGTTTTGGGCTATGCACAATTACCCAGAGGAGGAAGAATTTGCAATCGGTGGGGTGGTGAACCGTGCTACCCGTTTCGGTATGACCAACGGACGCCGGGGTGTCATGGGTGAAGCTGGACCGGAGGCAATCCTACCCCTACGCCGGGGAGCCGATGGCAAGCTGGGTGTGGCAATGAACGGAGGCAGTGGTCAGGTGGTCATAAACCAATCCTTCAACTTCTCTGCTAACGGTGACGACTCGGTAAAGAGAATCATTGCTTCCGAGGCCCCCAAGATTGCGAAGATTACTGAACGCAGTATTATCAACAGCCGCCAAAGGGGTGGTAGTATCAGGAAGGTATTCGGCTAATGGCTATCACTTACCCCTTGTCCATTCCGACAACCATAGGGATTGGGGACATTGAACTACGGGCTAAGAACGTGGTTTCACTCACCCAGTCCCCCTTCACCTTGAAACAGCAAGTGGTGGCTCATGCCGGTCAACGGTGGGAGGCTAGTGTCTCCATACCGGCTATCCGTAGGGATAAGGCCGAAGAGTGGAATGCCTTTCTGTTGTCCTTACGGGGGCAGGTCGGAACCTTCCTCCTTGGAGACCCTAATGCCTCCACAGCAAGAGGCACGGCCTCAGCCACACCGGGGACTCCTGTTATAGCTACGGCCATGTCTGCAGGGGAAAACTCGGTACACTTGTCGGGGCTCCCAGTCAGTGAGACGGGATACCTTGAGAGGGGCGACTACATCCAACTGGGTTCCGGGGCCACCTCCACCCTTCACAAAGTCCTAGAGCAAGTGAACTCTGACGTATCTGGTGAGGCCACCTTTGACGTATGGCCAGACGTTCGGAGGACAGTAAGCCTTTCTGAGGCTGTAGTGGTGGAGGATGCAAAAGGCTTATTCCGTCTTGGTAGCCCTGTCTCTGACTGGTCTATTAATAATGCCAGTATTTACGGCATTTCATTTGATGCAGTAGAGGTAATAACGTAAAATGACCACAATCATTCACAAAAGGGGTGACACCCTAGAACTAACCTTCCAGCTTAAAGTTGACGGGGTAGCCCAAAACATCACCGGGTACTCCTTCTCCAGCCAGCTCCGGGACTCTACGGATGCCCTTCTGGTAACAGACAACTTCGATGGGAACCTGACTTACACACTCATAAATGCACTGGAGGGGCAATTCTCTTTTACAGCCTCCCCTACAGAGACATCCGAATGGGACACTAGGACTTACGACTGCGATTTGCAAATTACCGAGCCTGATTCTGACGTGTCTTCTTCGGAGACGTTTAAGATTAAGGTGATTAAAGACGTGACGAGGGCTTGACACATGCCAAAATACGACTTAATCTTAACCAGTGAAGAACTAAGTTCACCCATCTCCCTTTCAGTGCTAGACCTGATTGGGCCGAGGGGCAGTGCTGGTTATACCTCCGTAGTGGAGTATTCCAACCTTGCTTCCTTCCCAGCAACAGGGGAGGCAGCTGTCCTCTACCTTGCCGTAGACACGGTGAATTACTACCGTTGGAACGGTGCCTCTTATGACTTGGTCTTGGATACGTCCAAGCTGGCAGGTATTGAGGCTGGGGCTACAGCTGACCAGACCGGTGCTGAGATCAAGGCACTCTATGAGGCAGAACTTGACACCAATGCCTACACAGACTCGGAGAAGTCGAAGCTGGCAGGTATTGAGGCTGGGGCAGATGTAACCGACACGGCTAATGTCACAGCAGCCGGGGCCGTAATGGACTCTGAGTTGACCTCTGAGGCTTCTGTTAAGGCACTGGACCAAGGTGTAGCAACCACGGACAGCCCTGCCTTTGTAAATACCACCTTGACGGGGTATCTAGGGGGACCTGCTACATTTACCATTGACCCTGCTGCTATTGGGGACAACACGGGCAAGGTAATCATTGCTGGAGACCTGCAAGTAGACGGTACGACCACAACGGTAAACTCTACGACGGTTGACGTAGGTGATAAGAACATTACCCTTGGGTCCAATGCCACGGCTGACACGGAAAACCACGAAGCTGGTGTGTCTGTGTACCGTCCGGATTCTGTCAATTCGTCTTTGAAGTGGAACGAGACCCTAGACCAGTGGGAGTCTAGTCACACCCTCGATATTACCGGGGACCTCACCTTAACGGGTACGGTAGACGGACGGGACTTAGCCATTGACGGTTCAAAGCTAGACGGTATCGAAGCCGGTGCCACTGCGGACCAGACAGGTGCAGAGATCAAGTTAGCTTACGAGGCTGAAGCAAACACCAATGCCTTTACGGACTCCGAGAAGTCAAAGCTGGCAGGTATCGAGAGTGGAGCCACCGGAGACATGACCGGTGCAGAGATTAAGGCACTCTATGAGACTGAAGCCAATGCCTTCACCGATGCCCAATTCACTAAGCTGGCTGGCATTGAGACCGGAGCTACGGCAGACCAAACTGGGGCAGAGATTAAGTCTCTGTACGAGGCCGAGGCTAACACCAACGCCTACACCGATGCGGAGAAGACTAAGCTTGCAGGTGTAGAGTCCGGTGCTACAGCAGATCAAACCGGTGCAGAGATTAAGGCACTCTATGAGACTGAAGCCAATGCCTTCACCGATGCCCAATTCACTAAGCTGGCTGGCATTGAGACCGGAGCTACGGCAGACCAAACTGGGGCAGAGATTAAAACAGCACTGTTTGCTGAGGCAGACACTAACAACCTCACGGACACTCTGCTTACCAAGCTGAACGGTGCGGTACAGCCTAACGACAGTCCTACCTTTGGCACACTCAATGCCACCACAGTAGACCTCGGCGATTGGACAATCACAGAGTCTGGCGGCTCCCTGTACTTCGCCACGGGCGGTAACAACAAAATGAAACTAGACGCAAGCGGCAACCTACAGGTGGTCGGCAACGTCGAAAGTAACGCAACGATCAGCT